CGGCTCTCGGTCAGGACGACTACGCCGATCTCGATCCGATCATGCAGGAGATCGACATTCGTCTCGCCCAGATCGCGAAGATCCTCGACAAACACTCGGATCCGAACATGAGCGGGCCGGAGAGCGCGCTCGAGTACGATCCGGACACGGGCTCGTATCGGTTCCGGGGCGGCGGACGGTTCTTCCCGGTCGGGCCGGGCGAGACTCCTCCTCAGTACGTCGTCTGGGATGGATCGCTCGAGAACGCGTTTCGGGAACTCGAGTCTCTGACTCAATGGCTCTACGTCATTTCGGAGACGAGCCCGGCGGCGTTCGGTCAGATTCAACAGGGACTCGCCGAGTCAGGATCCGCGCTCCGGCGTCTCATGATGGCTCCGCTTGCACACGTCAACCGTCTCCGGACGAGGATCACTCCGGCGATCGAGAACGTTCTCGTCGCGGCGGCCGGGCTCGAGCGAATGGCCGGGCGGCCGGACTCGCCGGGATTCGACTCCGTCTCGATTCAATGGCAGGACGGGCTCCCGCGCGACGAGACTGAGGTCACGACGCTCGTCGTCCAGAAGAAAGTCGCGGGTCTGATCTCGACGACTCAGGCGCTCCGCGAACTGTACCCGGACAAGGACGAGGACGAGATTCAGGCGCTCGCAGACGAGGCCGCCGAACAGACTCCGTCGGCTCCGGCCGGGCCGGGCGAGCGGAACGCGCCGATCCAGATCCAGACGTCGATCGGCGAACCGACTGAGCGCGAGGAGGAGGCCGAGGAGGCCGCCGAGGCCGCTCAACCGGGGATCTAGTCAATGGCGATCGCGGCGAGCGCGAGCGCGGCTCTCAGGGCCGCTAGACTGGCGGAATCGCGCCGGGCTCAGGCAGAACTCTCGAGACTGTTCCGGGAGGCCGAGGCCGATCTCCTCAAACTCGCGAACAGATCGCGCTCGATCAGGACTCATCCCGGTCAAGTGTCCGAGTGGATCGCCCAGTATCAGAAGAACGCGGCCGGGATCCGATCACGGCTCGAGGCCGGATCGAAGAACTGGGCCGAGACGGCGATCCCGCGAACGTACGAGGACGGAATGAGCGAGGCCGCGCGTCAGGTCCGGCTCCTCGGCGGCAAGGTCGGCCCGACGACTCAGACGCTCCACCGGGACGGAATGAGGATCCTCGCAGAAGGGGCGTACAACCGTCTCCTCACCTCGAGCGAGTTCGTGTTCCGGCGCGTCGACGACGTCTGGCGCTCAATGGCGCTCGAGTCGATCCGGGGATCCGTCGCCGGGTACGAGACGGTCCAGACGGCCGCCGGGAATCTGCTCGATCGGTGGGAGGAGTCCGGTATGACCGGATTCGTCGACGCGGCCGGGCGCGAGTGGAACATGGAGACGTACGCGAACATGGTCGCGCGAACCTCGACGATGGAGGCGCATTTGACCGGGCTCGCGAACCGTCTCTCCGAACTCGGTCAGGACGTCGTCGAGGTCGACTCTCACGATAATCCGTGTCCGACGTGCGCGAACTGGGAGGGCGTTCTACTCTCGCTCTCCGGCGAGTCAGTCGGTCAGGACGTCGGCGGGGAGACGGTCGAGTACACGCTCGCCGAGGCCGAGGCCGACGGTCTGTTTCATCCGAACTGCGAACACGGGTACGGGCTCGTCGCGGTCGATTTCCGCGCGCTCCTCGAGGACGAGAGCGGGGCCGGGCTCGAGGGGCTCGCCGGATCCGAGGGCGGGCTCGAGGGCGTCGCCGGGGCGGCTCAGGAGGCGCTCAGTCCGGCTCAGGCGATCGAGAGTATGGGGATCAAGATCGACGATCTCAAGAAGTGGGATCGTCTCGATCGCGTCGATCAGGACGCGCTCCGGGGCGCGCTTCAAGCGAACGCGGACGCCGGGCGCGCTGTTCCCGGCAGGATCGGCGTACTGACGACTCGAGCGGATCTCGCTCCGTACGGCGGGATCGAGCGGCTCCGGACGTGTCCGGCCGCGTACTCCGGGGCCGAGGATCGTCTGATCGTCAACGTCACCTCGAATATGTTCAAGGACGGCGTATACGACGCGAGCAAGGGCGCGGAGTGCGCGAACGCGGGATGGTGGAGTCACGGCGGATCGTTCCGAGGGATCACCGATCACGAACTCGGTCACGTCGAAATGGCGAAGGACTCGTTCGGCGGGGCCGTCAATCATCGGACGTACTGGGATTACGGGAGCGGGGCCGTCAGGTCGTCGACGGATCCGGTCCCGATCGTTCGAGGGACTCCGGCGTACGAGACGATGAGCAAAGAACTCTCGAAGTACGGAATGACGGACCGGGCCGAGTTCGTCGCCGAGTGTCGGGCGGCGGTCATGAGCGGCCGGGAACTGAGCCCGTCGGTCTGGGAGCATTTCGTCGACGCATGGGGTCCGGCCGGGGCGACGCTCCCGGACTGGGCCGGGATCTTCTGAGGGAGGGAATCATGGCAAAGGGACCGGACGAGTATACGGAGGTCGAGGCGATCCGGGAGGGCGTTCCGTCGTGCGCGCTCTGCGCGCGGTACGAACTCGACGGGACGTGTCTCGCGTTTCCGCTCTCGATCCCGGACGAGATCATCCTGTACGGATTCGATCATACGAAACCGTTCAAGGGAGACGGCGGAATCAGGTTCGAGCCGAGGAGGTAGATCATGAGCCCGTTCACGCCGATCGGCGACGGGAAGTTCAGATCTCCGTCCGGAAAGATCATGACGGCGAAACAGGTTCAGGCGTACTACGCGAAGTCCGGGACGCGCCGGATCGGTCCGAAGAAGCGAGGGAAGAAGTGATCCGGGACTGGATCTCAGAGCGGCTCGAGCGGCGGCGGCTCCGGCGGGCCGCGCGCCGGATCCGGGATTCGTGGGAGGCGCTCGACGCGGTCCTGACCGCTCGAGGCGTCTCGAGGCAGGAGCGGCGGCAGATCAAGAACGACGTACTCGCCGGGAGGTTCGACGTCGCGAGGTTCTACGATCGCGGCGTGATCTAGCAGACGGCCGGGAGGCCGGAGACTCGAGGAGGGCTCGTGACTGAGGACAAGGACAAGAAGATCGACGACGGAGACAAGATCGACGACGGCGGCGGGACCGGGGCGAAATCGTTCTCCGAGGACGAGGTCAGTCGGATCGTCCGCGAGCGGCTCGCGCGTGATCGCGAGACGAGGGCGAAGGAACTCGCCGACAAACTCGGCGGGGATCCGGAGGAGATCGCGAAGAAGGCGAAGCGGCTCGACGAGATCGAGGAGCAGAACAAGAGCGAACTCGACAAGGCGAACGCGAAGATCGACGAACTCAAGGCCGCGCTCGCGAAGAAGGACGGCGAGATCGCCGAGATCAAACTCGGAGAGACGCGCCGGAACCTGATCGCCGAGTCTGGACTGGATCCGGCGGTATGGAGTAAGTTCATTTCAGCGTCAGACGAGGACACGATCCGGCAACAGATCGAGGATCTCAAGGCCGCGCTCCCGCCCGCGAATCAGGAGCCCGCGCCGATCGGGAATCCGCCGATCGCTCCCGCCGGAGGGGCGAACTCGAGCCCGGATTACGACGAGGCGAGTCGAATGACCGTCGCGGAATACGCTGAAAAGCGGCGTTCAGGTCAGTTGACGTAACACTCGAATCGTAAGAAGGGAGCAGAAGTGTCGAACACTCTGCTAACCTCGAGCATTATCGCCCGCGAGGCGCTGATCGTTCTCGAGGCAAATCTCGTCGCGGCCGGGCTCGTGTATCGCGATTACTCCGACGAGTTCGCGAAGGTCGGCGACACGATCACGATCCGCAAACCTGCGACGTTCACGGCCCAGACGTTCACCTCGACGATCTCGGCCCAGAACGCGACCGAGTCCGGCGTGTCGGTCGTACTCGACCGTCACCTCGACGTATCGTTCGCGGTCACGAGCAAGGAACTCGCGCTCTCGATTCAGGATTTCTCGGCTCAGTTCATTCAACCTGCGATGAGGGCTCACGCTCAGGCGATCGACGCGTCGATCTGCGCTCTCTACAAGGACATTCCGCATTACTCCCGGTCCTCGGATACAACCGCGTGGACGTCGCTCAAGGCGCTTACGGCCGGGCGGAAGGTTCTCAACGACAACCTCGTTCCGATGAACGATCGCCGGGCGCTCCTGAATACGGCCTCTGAGGCCGCGCTCCTCGGCCTCGACGCCGTGATCGGCGCGGAGAAGTCCGGATCCACCGACGCTCTGCGTCAGGCGAACGTCGGCCGTCTCATGGGGCTCGACGTCTACATGGATCAGAACGTTCCGGCCGCCCACACGAGCGGCACCGTGACGACCGCCGGGAACTTCAGCGCGACCGCCGGATCGACGACGTTCACCGTCGCGGCCGGATCCCCGGTCGGCGGCACGTTCAAGAAGGGCGACATAGTC